CCAAATCGTACCAGGAGGAGTGTCAGGAGGAGCTGGTACTATAGGATGCGAAACAGTAGGAGGAGGCCATACTCCAGGAGGTGAAGGTGGCAATCCTTGATCCGGATACGCTGGTAGTCCCTGGTCAGGATATGCTGGTTCTCCAGGCAAACCCTGATCTGGGTGACCAGAAGAACCAGGTAATTCATGATCAGGATGTCCCATCCCACGAACTCGCAGAAAGCCAGATACAAAAGGCATGATTGGTCCCTTCTCTTAGTTATGTCACCATCGACATTATTGATATTGCATAGAGATGATCGTAATAGCTTCAGGACGAACTCCCCATCCTGATGTCGTTCGCATTTCTGCCAACACGTCAATTGCTCCACCGGCAAGTGGAACAGGAATTTCCTTCGGAGCAGCCATATCACACAACTGAATTGTGCAAGCTTCCATCGAAGGAGTCAACTTTGCGAATTCATTAGTATTGATACGAGCTCCCTTTGGTTGTTCAACCTCTGGCATGACAACAATTACCGCGTCATTTCCACCGGCACCTTTACCAATAAGAGTGTCATCATAGGCCCAGATAATCTCATCATCATTCATTTCTAGAACATCTTTAATAACACCGGCCGTGCTCTGAGATCCAGCTCCAATACGTTGATAGGATGTAAGTTGCACGATATTTTGGTATTCCATGGCCCCAAGAGTTCGTTGGGGTCCCACAAACACAAATTTCCGTCCAATGCCCAATTGATTTGTTCGGCTCTTAATAGCACTGACAACGGATATAAGGAAGAAAGCCATTTGTCCGTTGTCATAGGTGACTACTGTCGTGTTACCAGCACCATCTGCCGGTAGATTAACTGCGGTTGCTCCGGCCGTATTTAAGAGTCCTTCGCCATTTGCCGGGTTAAACCCATATAGGAGCGCATTCCGCATAAGTTGGAATGTTGCCTGCCTCATTCCTAGACGATGAGCATCTACAATGGAAAGTCCCCATCGTGCCATCGCCGCAGTATCGTGATGATCATATTCTGCACGAACACGCAGAAGATAGGTTGGCGCACTGATTTGACCTAACGTGAATGCAACACCTGGAAGCTGGTTATAGGCAGATTGACCAGCAGCCATACGAGTACGTAGATCAATACGTTTGATATACGCATAGAGATCACCGTCCGACAAGCGGACAAGTGGGGAACCTGAAGCAAGCAACTCAAACGCACCACTTGCCTGAGAATAAGGCATGAGTGTATCAGGCATCATATAAGAAGGATGAACCTGAACAAATGCCGGAGCAATAGACGCCATGTGATTCTCCTATATTTAGGCCGAGGTAGGCCCCGGCATTGATGAAGATTACAGCAAACAGAGCGCCGCTGCTCCGTTATAAGTCCAAGTTGTAAACCCGGTTCCAGCATTATACACAGGAACCATACAGTTCGTAGACTTAATCTGCAAGATCTTGACAGAAAGCGCAGTCGTAGCAAAAGCAATGATCTTCTGGTTGGTATAGTCCCATGATACCTGCGAAGTAATCAGGGTCCCTTCCAAAGTGATCAAGGTAGGATCAATTGCTAGTGCCACACGCGCACCAGAACCCAACCGATAGAAATTCACCAAGCCACCACTCCCTACTGTGGGAACAGTCGATTGAGGTGAATTAACTGCGGCATAGTTCTGATCAAAAACACTAAATCCAGTCAAATTAGCAGCAGCGGTTGCGCGAGCAATGATTCCACCCAACGGAACCACTGGATGAGGTGTTGCACTCGGTTCAAAGGGGATATTTTCCGAAATAGCAATACCTCCAAACATTGGCAGAGTTTCAGCAGCCGCCAATGTTCCACCAGAGAGTGCAAAACGAGCAGCAGGATCCGGTTGTGCCGTCCCCACAATAAACCCGTCAGACTCAATATTAAACATTCCTGGAGCAGTAGTTTGAAGATATGGGTTAAGAGCGATAACAGCCATGAGAGTGACCTCCTTTCAGGCTATGTTTAGATAGAAGCCAAGGTGCGGAAAGAAGCCACCCTTCGACCTGGACGACCCATCTGCTTAACAAACGATTCCTTGCCATAGAAGACATTGGAACGTGAGCCAGTAGTTGGATCAACCTTGGTGACCATTCGTAGTTCTCCGGGTTCGAGATCTACCGGGTTCGCTGCCGCTGCTGTCGCATCAGCATAGATTTGAGTTTCAATTGGACCAAAGGTTTCGTCATCAAGCCTTGACAACTTCACATTTTTCCACATAGCAGAATGGGTCTTCAATTTGGTTGCCATCCGCTTACGATAGTCGATAAGACCCTCACCTTCCAAAGGACGAGGAGCACGCGCCCCAAATCCTTGGAATATCGAATCAGCCTTTGCCTGAGCATCAGCAAACGCAGCATGTTCATCATCAGACTTAGGTTTCAACAATGATGATAACCGTGCAATAGTTTCAGCTTGTTTGGCTAGCTGAGTTTTCATAGAACTAATAGCATCTGCCCTTGTGGCGTCTGCTTTCTTATCATCATCATCATCGTCATCATCGTCATCGTCAGCAGATTTCTTCACAGCATCGTCATCGTCATCATCAGCTTTGGACTTAGCCGCGTCTGCTTTCTTCTTCTTATCAGCCTTCTTTTCTGGTTGATGCTTAATTTCAAGTTCTCCATCATCCGATTTTTTCTTAGCATCACCTTTCAGACTTGGTGAAGGAAGCGCCGAAGCGTCTGACTTCTTTTCATCTGGGTCATCTGCATCACAGATCTTATTCTTCGGGGTCGTTGCATCGGATTTTTTATCGTCATCGTCATCATCGTCGGCTTTAGATGCCGACTTTGCCGTATCGTCTTTTTTGTTATCATCGTCATCTCCTTTAGCAACAGGATCCTTATTGCCCTCACCAACTTCCATTGCATCCATTCGCTTGGTAAGAGCATCCATCTTCGAAATCGCGTCGGCGAGCATGGTGTCGACGCTTGCACTTGCTGCCATGAAAAGTCTCCTGGGTTAGCAGCTTCAGATTGCGCGTCACCGCGCGGCTCAACGGACCATTAGGTCCCTACGAGTCATAAATTTTTCCAAACGTTCAGTAAACTTACTCAGATTATCTGCTAACGTAAGCATTCCAGGTGGAATACCCTCTAGCGATGAAGCTGGAGATACTCCTGCCCCAGTCGGCAACAAATTTGGTTCCGGTACATCACTTCCATCACGTTTAGCAGTAATAGTCATTTCGCGCGCTTCGCCTGATGCTTCAGAATCAACACGAATACCACTAGCATCCCCGCCTTTATCCCACACACCCTTTTCACATATAGCAAGATGGTCCACAAAACTTGGTTTACCTTCTACAAGCAAAGAACTCCCATCTTCTAATTCAATAGTGTAATTAACCTTAGTATCACGAAAAACCACACTCGGTGAAGTCGATAATTGCAAATTATGAATAGCATTAATCGCAGTTTTATCGTAAATTTTAGCTACTCCCCAAACCTCATCACCTTTAATATATGGAAGAAACATTGTTCCTACAACCCGCCTAGAAAATTCATCAGAATTAAGAATTTGCGATTCAGGGTGTTGTAGAATAATAGGGATACCACCACACCGACGTAAAAACTCAGGAGTAAGATAGATAGTATCACGGCGATATACCCATTCATCCAATTTTGGGCGATAACTAAATCCTGTTCCACTAATCCGCATATCTACAAGACACACATTTTCTATCATTTGCGGAGATACAAGTTCTTCATCTCGTATAGCTTCAGCCAGTTCAAGTTCTGTCATTCCTCGCATTTTGAGTAATGCAATATGGCATCCAGGATGTAGATTTAAACTACTGACATAATCTGGATTAACCCAAGTAAAAGCATCATGTTCATGATTAAATTTTGGAATAAACTCATCTGCACAATTATGCAAGAATGTAGTAAAATCTACATCATCTTTAACACGCCGACACAACAACTTTCCAGCAACACCAGGATTATAGCCAGTTTCCTCTACACACTCACGTACTGCACATCCAGTAAGTGTTTCTCCTTCTTTCTGTACCCCACCAGGAAATGCCCACCCAAGACCATCTGTTCTACGACACAGCAGAATACGACCGGTATTAGCCTTGAAAAGAATACCAGCAGCAACAGTCATTTAACCTCTTTCGGATGCGGTTGTGATGGTTGCATATTATCTTTCATACGAGGCTTCACATCCACAGGTTTACGTTGCGATTGCCGTTTTTCAAAAGCATCTAATCTTGATACTAATGCATCACACTGAGTTACAAGTTTCTTAGCATTTTCACTCGTAAAGCCCATATGCTGATTATCATCAGATCTAGACACGGCAATTCGCCTTTGTTCGATTACTTGAAGTTTAGACTTACTTTTTCGTAAAGGTTTCATCTATCCACGTCTACTTATCGAAGTACTTAATCGCATAATATTTCGTAATATCGGAGTTTTAGGGCCTTTTTGAAGATATTGATAAGCTGATTTTAGATATTTCTGTGTTTGCCCTGGAGTATCTTCTGTTTCTTGCAGTTTTCGACCAATATAACGAATTCCTTTATCTGGAATCTTAGAATTTTTCTTCAAAAATCTAAGAGCATTAACGACTTTGGCTCGCTGCGGCATTTTCAATATGCTTTATAAGCTGAATTACAGAAGCATTGTCTGCTCGTGACATTTTAATCTTAGGAATCTGTGGTCGTGGATCCTCTGGATCATCACCTGTAGCTGCTTGTGTTTCTTCTTTAAACTTTTGATCTTTTTCCAACTGTTTAAGAAGCATTTTATAGTCAAGATTCAATGGGCTAGAATAAAGAAGCTTATTATTCGTTACTGCGTCTGCAATCCACTGGATTAACCGGGCTTTATTCTCTGGATCAAAACTAAATTCAAGAATTTGATAAATACTAATCGCTGCCTTCATCTTAGTATCGTCAACTTTTACCTGATCAGAATCAGGTTCACGCAAATAGGAAGGCCAAATTGCTTGAAAACTGTTTTGCCAATCGTAAAATGCTTCTTTATACGACGTTTTATCATATTTTTCTGGAAATTTAGTCCTCAACATATTAAAGAAGGTCGGAGTCCAAGCACGATGCATCACGATAAGATCTAAGAACCGATATACCGAGTCCATGGTTTCCCGGAGTCGATCCATATATCGAGCCACCGCCTTCGCGTCCTCCGATCCTTCCCCAAACCCCTCTGCGAAGGACTCTTGGGTGAGGAGCTTGACCGGCATATCAACAGAATTCGCGATATTTTCCAGAATATTCCGACGTGCTAGAACGTGCGGACCTTCCAAATTCTGCATATTAAGAGATTCAATATCTTCTTCAGGAGTAATATTAATCACATTTCCAGTTTCAGCTTCTTTAACAATAGCACGCTTAAATGACATCGCCCAGGACATGATGTTATCGACGAAATTGCCGGGTTGTTTCGTTTTCGCTACAAGAACACCGACCTTAGTTTCAACCAAATCGTCTGCAATTAAGCTTTTAATATACGATTTCAGTGGATAAAAAGCCCTTTGATAAGCACTCCGACCAACAAATCCAAATGATGATGATGTATAAGCTAGATAGATTGGCCTTTCATTCGTAACGGTTACAGTACGTGAAGGATGATATGCAGTCCCATTCACAGCAATTTGCTGATACTTCATAAAATCCATAGCATTGGGATTTTGATTTAGAACAAGGCTACCAGAAGTATTAAGAGGATCTAGTATATTGAAACTAATATTAAGATCCGGTAAGTCCCAATAATCCAATTGCTCATTACTTTTCATTCCATCAACAAGTAATGCAATAGATCCAATCCCATATATGCGACTAACAGTGAGGAGATTATGAACAAGATGATCTCCACCAATAAGTTTCCATTCTTCATTAAACGCATCAACACAATGTTCACCAGGACTATCTGCTACTTTAATATCACGTTTTTGAGATAGTGCAAGGCTAACAGGTCCTTCTACTATACGAGCTCCTAATGGGTGATAAAGATAGATTTCTTTGCATGTTTGATAAGAAACAATGTCTCCAGGAACAATATCTGGCGAAACCAGCAGCTCCTGAAGAGCATTGCCGGGAGTTGTAACTAGTGCAGATCCAGGAATAGGCATCCGTTACTTTAACCCAAAATGAGAAACTATACCACCGAATAATTCAGCCGCAATCCAAAAGGCAATTGCAGCCCAACCGAGATGCCATCTGGTAGCGGGTTGTGGATTCCATGATGCTGCGAGCACTGCACAAACAAAGGCGAATACCAACAGCACCAAGCCGACATTATTCATGTCATTGTCCTAACAAAGCTATGAGCCTTTTTTCAGCATCTTCATACTGAACTGCTTGCAACTTAGCATAGACATCTGGATATTTATCACGTAACATAGCCCGAGTAGCATCATTCATATGAAGCATATTCATTGACTGCAATACATGAAGCAATTGTACAGGATCTGCATTTATAATAGCGTCTTCGGTTCCTGGTTCTGTTCCACTAGTATTCCAACGAGCTTGCCATCGTAGATCATCTTCGTTGCGCACCAAAACCCTCTTGTGCAGAAGTAAATGTAAAGTTAACAGAAGTTGAATACAACTCCTTATTATGAACTCTTATAGGAACTACAGCAGGAGCGAAAAGAGATGGTTTGACAATTGTTGTTACTTCAGTTTCAGAAATCAAGGTAGTAGGTTCATCATATTGTCCAAATTGAATAATCGTTTCATTATTAAAATTAAACCCCATACAAGACAAGGTAAAATCAGGATCTTCAGAAGCAATTGTATTTGGTGATAGTGAATCAAGAACAGGAATTACCAAAGGAAATTCTTCTTGCTCCTTATTTATTCGATAATAATGATTTTGTGCAAGCTTAAGAACTTGATGTAAACGCTGGCTCATACCACTAATTCCTTATTGTACTGGTTGAACCTTATATCGCAGGAGATTCTTTCACTACAGGTTCAGTAAATGTGAAATCAATAGGATCAGTCCTAATTGGGCCATTGTGAACCATAACAGGAACTACAGCAGGAGCAAAAAGAGATGGTTTAACTCCGGTAGTCACTTCGGTTTCTGACACCAAAGTTGTAGGTTCATCCTGACTACCAAATCTAATCACAGTACGAGGAGTAA